GGCCTATCTTGCTGGTGCCAAGAACAAGGCGGCTAAGGCTAAGGAAATCAAGCGCACTGCTGCCCTTTACAAGGCTGGCAAGAACATCGACATTGCAGCTGTCTCCAAATCAAGGACTGAGCAAGGTGGCAAGACCAAAAGCAAAACCACTAAACGCCGCAACAAAAAAGGCGCTAAAGGAAAAGGCTGAAGGCACCAAGTTCTTTTACGGGGAGCTGGCTGCGGTGTACCGCAAAGGGCAGGGCGCATACCTGTCTAGCGGCTCTCGCAATGTCCCCATGGCTGCATGGGCCATGGGCCGGGTGAACAGCTACATGCGTGGCGATAAGGCAAGAACAGCTGACGCCTCCATCTACGCCCGGTACAACAAAAAACGATGACTATCAAGCGTGGTGGCCACACTTTCCAGGGCTACGACAAACCCATCCGCACGCCGAATCACCCAAGCGGCAAGTCACACGCTGTTGTCATCAAGGATGGTGGCAAGGATCGGCTGATCAGGTTTGGGGCACAGGGTGCTCAAACGAAACCACCTCGCAAGGGTGAATCTGCTGCTGACAAAGCAAAACGAGCATCATTTAAGGCACGTCACGCAAAAAACATCGCCAAAGGGAAAACATCTGCTGCTTATTGGGCGAACAAAGTAAAGTGGAGCTGAAAACAACCTTATGGGTTATTCATGGCTGAAGAACAAGTGCAGGAGTCTATGGCTCCTGAAACAACATCTTCAAACGAAGTTGATGCACTGAAAGCAGAGCGTGAAGCACTGCTGAAAAAGAATTACGAACTGATCGGCAAGCTCAAAAACGCAAAGACTGTTCCTGATGGCGTTGATGTTCAGGAGCTACTGGACTTCAAAGCTGCGGCGGAACAGGCAGATCTGGAAAAGCAGGGCAAGTACACCGAAGCCAGACAGGCTTTGGAGCAGCAGTTCCGTGAGGCGGCGGAGGAAAAGGACAAGCGCATTGCTGAGCTAGAAGCCCGTGTGCGTGAGCTTGAAATCCTCAGCCCTGCTGCCACTGCTTTGCGTGATGTGGTGCATGACCCTGACATGATCCTGAACACCCAAGTGGTGAAGGAACAGATCCAGCGTGATGCTGATGGAACCGTTGTTGTCGTCAACGGCTATGAGCGCACACCGATTGCAGATTGGGCCAAGTCATTGCCTGCATGGATGCAAAAGCAGCCAAAGCCTCAGGGCAGTGGAGCACCTGCTGGCCGCAGCTCTGGCGGCGATATTCCCCCAGGCACAAACAATCCATTCGCAAAAGACAGTTTCAACCTCACAGAACAATCCAGGTTGTTCAGAACAGATCGGGACTTGTATGAAAGGTTGAAAGCTGCAGCTGAGCGTTAATATGACCGGAAGGGCGGAAGGTTATGCCGACTGGCCATAGGGTTATGCCCGCACCGTAAAACCATTCACTGAGGATTTGTCATGGCGACTCTTCGCTCTGACATCATCATCCCTGAGGTATTTACGCCGTATGTCATCGAGCAAACCACCCAGCGTGATGCCTTCTTGGCTTCCGGTGTGGTGCAGCCGATGGCTGAGCTGAATGCCGCTGAGGATGGTGGTGACTTCATCCAAGTGCCTTTCTATAAGGCCAACCTGTCGGGCGATTTTGAGCGTCTGACGGATTCCAGCTCCCTGACCCCTGGCAAGATCGAAGCTGACAAGCAGGTTGCTGCTGTCCTGCACCGTGGTCGTGCATTTGAGTCACGGGATTTGGCTGCACTGGCTGCAGGTTCTGACCCGATGGCTGCCATTGGCGCCAAGATTGCTGACTACATCGCCAACCAACGTCAGAAGGATCTGCTGTCCTGCCTGGCTGGTGTGTTCGGTGCTGTGGATGACACCAGCTCTGCTTCTTATGCAGCTCTTGCTGTTGATGGCACCACTAGCGACACCCCAACCATCCTTGGCCCCCGCCAGATCGTTGAAGGCAAGTCAATCCTGGGTGACCAGGGTGAGAAGCTGACCGCCATTGCAATGCACCCCAAGGTCTACTACGACCTGATGGAGCGTCGTGCGATCGACATGATCTACGACAACACTGGCGCGCCTGACACCGCTGCTGCTCAAGGTTCTACTGCTCCTGCTTTTGGCAGCGTGCAAGTGCCGACCTTCATGGGCCTGCGTGTGATTGTTTCTGCTGATCTGCAGACCACTGGCTCCGGTTCTTCCACCGAGTACGCCACTTATCTGTTCACCCAAGGTGCTATTGCATCTGGCGAACAGCTGGGTCTCCAGACTGAAACTGATCGCGACATCCTTGCCAAGAGCGATGCGATGTCAATTGATCTGCACTATGTGTACCACCCTATTGGTGCCAAGTTCTCAACATCTGTTTCCAACCCCACTCGGGCACAACTGGAAACCGTTGGCAACTGGACCAAGGTGTACGAGACCAACAACATTGGCATCGTGCGGATTACCAACACCAGCAACCTTGACTGAGGGTAATCACCATGGCATCCATTTTTGAGGCAACAGCGGGCTCTCTGATTGGCCCTACCGGCGGTGGCACTGTGACCCAGGCCACCAACAAGGCAACTGCCGTGACTCTGAATACAGAGTCTGGCCAGATCACTATGAACGGCGCTGAGCTTGCTGGCGCCGCTGAGGTGACCTTCCAGGTCAACAACGACAAGATCGCCGCTACTGACGTAGTGGTGGTTAACCACAGCTCTGCCGGCACTGCTGGTAGCTATCTGGTTCAAGCCAACAGCATCGCTGCTGGTTCGTTCAAGATCACTGTGGCGAACGTTGGTTCAACCGCTAGCGAAGCCATTGTGCTGAGCTTTGTGGCTCTGAAGGGCGCTAGCTCCTGATGGGCCTGTTCGCTTTCAGGCGGGCAAAGGAGCGTGAGGCTGCTGCGCAAGCGGTGGCCTCTGCCCCTAAACCAGCCAAACGCAAGACTTCTACTGTGACGCCCGATGGCAGTATCAATCGACGCAACAGCGGGCGGCGCAAGCGCCAACAGCTACATAACGCTGAGTGACGCCCAAGACATCATTGATGGCTTCGTGGAGGACGCAGACGTAACTGCGTGGGGTTCAGCCACGGACGACCAAAAAAACCGGGCGCTTTACACCGCAACACAACGACTGGATCGTGAGCGGTTTATTGGTGCTAGGGCAACGGATACACAGGCATTGCAATGGCCGCGTACTGGCGTGCGAAAGCCAGATACCTACGTCAACACGTACGCCACTGGCTTTCCTTTCAGGATTTCTGACGATTACTTCACTGACGAGGAGATTCCAGATCAGGTGAAACGGGCTCAGGTTGTCCTTGCTGTCTATCTCAACAACAACAAAGACGGCATCGGGCTCAGTGGCCTTGAAGATTACAAGCGGGTGAAGCTTGGCAACATTGAAGTCGAGCCTGACAAAACTGGTGCTGTTGGTGCAGACCGTGTTCCTCCCCTGCTTGAACGGTACTTGACTGGCCTTAGAATTAGCGGACCAGGCAACATCGCCATCAAACGGAGCTGACCATGGGCTACGGGTATGCGCCGACCAAGGCAACAATCATCACAAACACCGCAGCCCAGACCGGTCGCTTTGTGAAAATCATGGCGCTTGAGGATTCTGTCATTGCGTCAATGACCTCGTCTGCCATTACGGAGAATGGCTCTTCGACAATCGAAGGCATCAACATCAACACTTCTGCCTGTATTGAGGGCCTTGAGGTGACCAGTATCACGCTCACAAGCGGAACCGTCGTTGCTTACGAAGCCTGATGGCACTTAAGGGGCTGGACAAGGTTGCGAGCAAATTGCTTGGCAAACTTGGCGGTGATGTGACGATCCGTTACGTCTCTGGTGGCAGCTACAACACCACCACAGGTGCAATCACTGAAACCACGTCAGACACCGATGTCAAAGGGCATGTGTACGACGTGAGCGTCAACGAGGCCAATGACTTGATTCAGGCTGGTGATAAACGCCTGATCGTGGCTGCTGATGATTTGACCACAGCCCCTGAAACGAAAGATCGTGTGGTGATCAGCTCAATCGTTTATCAAGTCATCAGGGTTGAAACGACGTTTCAGGAAACAGCTGGTGACGCAACCCATTACGAGCTGATTTTGAGGGCTTGACCATGCCACGGAAAGTTGATTTATCTGGCATCTCTGGGCTGATGGGTGATCAGCTCGAAAAGCTGGTCAAGCGAACTACAAAGCAGTTGCAGGACGAACTCAAAACCCGTCGCCCACCAATCGGCACACCTGAAGTCAGTGGAGTACTGGCAGGCTCTTGGCAAATCAGTTTTGACAGCAAATATGTAGGCAGGGTGTTCAGCAACCTAGACTACGCAGAGGCTGTCACTTATGGCACGCCTGACAGCCTGCCACCTTCATGGCAGGGCGATTACGCACCAGGCAGGACCAACAAAACCACCGGCACCGCAGCAGTTCGCCAAGGCTATCCAGACCTGATTGCCAAAGATTTAGAAAAGTATGTCCGTTCAGAATGGAGGCGCATTGTCGCTGAAGACTGATGGCCGCAGCTGACCTCAACTCAATCAGGGCCACCATAGAAGGCCGATTAGCTACAGAGCTGGCAAACAGCCCGGCCATACCTGTTGTTTTCAACAACATGGCTTATGAGCCAACGCCGAATAGCTCTTGGGTGCAATGCCAAGTTGATTTCGGCTCAAATGAGCACCTAGCCCAAGGGTCAACGACCAACGCACGGAACCGCATTGTTGGGCTGACCGTCATCAACATTTTTTCAGCCAAAGGTGTTGGGCCTGGTGCCAACTACACCATCGGCAAAAGGATTCGTGACCTTTACAATAGGGTCATCGTGTCGGGGGTTTTCTTCGACGC